CAACGACATGAGCCTTGTTAATTGCTTCTCCAACCTTATCTATTGTAATAACTTCATCATTAAAACCATCACGATTGCTTTGAGTAGCTGTCCATATTGGCAACTTCATCTCCATTGATAAGGCCCGTAGATCTTCAAACACACTTTCCAATTCAAACCTCTTCTGCTCATAGCCGCGGCGACTCTTCATCAAATCGCCATAATCAATAATAACAAGATCAGGCTCAAATCCATTTGACAACAATCTACCAATATGAAATTTAATTGTATTGATTGTAGCTACCTTCGGTGGATATTCCTTGATCATCAGTTGGCCACCCATGAATCTAGCCAACTCATTCTCTGCCTCTACCATGCGACTACGTAGTTCTTTTGTGGGAATACCTGTAATACGACTATCATAACGATTACCTACATGAGTTTCACTCAACTCCATAGAATAATGAATAACATTCTTACCTGCAGCTAACGCACCATATCCAAGATTGACAAGAAAGAATGACTTACCACCACCAGTAGGCGCCATCACAACACCTAACTCGCCATGAGCCAATCCACCATCTAAAATGTTTTCACCATCTAAGAGAGGGAAGCCAGTAGGTACTGTTTTTCTTGTGTGCACTTTACGCCTTGAATCAAAACTTTGAAAAAAGTCTTGCCCCAAATCTTGTTCTGTATTAATCTTCAAACTATTCTCAATGACAGATTGAATCTCTTCGTACTTGCCTTCCTTCAACAAATCAACAGAAGTAAGAATTGCCTGCTTCATAGACTGGTTTTTGCAAAACTCCAATGACTTATCTTTGGCGTATTCTATTTCCTGTCTATTTACTTTGGTTTCTATGTCCAGTAAAACTTCAATGGTATCTTCTTTAAGTTGGTTGTCGGGTAGTGATGAGATTTCCACCTTCAATGTTTCATAGGTAGGTGGAGTATTATACTTATTAAATAATTTTCTTACCTCTGTCCAAACTGTCTTGTGAGCATCTCCAGTAAAATAGTCATCCTTTAATGTTTCAAATGATTTCTCAAAAAACTCTCTATCGGTTAGAAGTCCTTGAATTACATTATTTTGAAATCCTACTCCAAAAGACTCAAAAGAATCAGTGTTTGTTGCCAATTTTATTCTCCTTTATAAAACAGGGTTATTATTCAAGATTGAAAAATTAGCCAACCAACCATCTATGTTAGTTGGGCTAATGTCTTCGTTCAACAGGTTAATACGAAACTTGTAAGAATTAAACTTTGGTGTATCAGAAATGTAAGAATTTTGTAAGCTATCAATAGCAGTGAGTGAAATCTCCAATTCTAACAACTGAACTATTTTATAATTGAGGCGAATGAGATCTTCATTATCTAAGTACTTTTGATACTTTTTTTCTTTGCGAGTTAGCAACCACTTAAACAAATCATCAATATCAAAGTTCTCTTTAGCCCAGAGTAGGTGTATTTCCTTTCTTGCCGTCTTTTCTCCAACCCCTCTTACACCAGTGATGTTATCGCTCTTGTCGCCAACAATGGCCTTTAATAAAGCATAATTGTAGGGATGGATATTTTCTTTTTGGTACATCCAATCTAAATCAATTAACTCACCTTGGGGATTTTCTTTTGTTTTTACAGGACGAAATACTGAAATGTTTTCATCTATCAGTTGAAGGTAATCTTTATCTGTAGTAATGATAATACTTTTTTCTTTGATAACCTTTCGGGCCAAGTAGGCAATGGCATCATCTGCCTCAAGATACTTTACAGCTACTTGCTTCATAGGTAACTGATCCATCGCGTTTCTCAGTAACTCTAGTTGTCTGGCAAACGCCTCTTTCTCATCGCCGTCAGAGGTCTCAAACCCCCTTTTCATAGAAGTAAACTTACGGCCTTCTTTGTACTCCCGTAGCTTCTTGCGGCGTCTCTCACCACTGTTTAGACCCTCCCACGCGATGATACATTCACTGGGCTGAAACCTCTTAATGTAACTCTGTAAAGCATTGAGAGAACCGTAGACACCGCCTACATGCAGACCATCATCATTAGTAAGTGGTAACGATGAAAAACTGCGGCAGAATAGATTTAGTAGGTCGATGAATAAAACTGGCTTGTCGGTCATTTATAACTCCTAAAGGTAAGTAACATTATAACCATCTTTTGTTGTATAAAAACATTTGCGAACGCCTACATCCTTCATAATGGATAGACAGCTACGGCATGGATGAGCCGGCTTAAGCCAGCCATTACGGTCTTCCCGATAAACATAAAAAGTAGATCCGGCAATTTGATGCCGGTGTCGGATAACATTTACACGGAGTAGTGTATTCAATTCCGCATGTAGTGAAACAGCAAAAAAATCGTAATGTTTTCTAATCAAAGGGTGTGACTTCTCTACATTACATGCTGAAAAATATTTGCCATTTTTCAATATAAGAACCGCTCCAAAGCGAGTCTGGTGCAAACTATTTAGGCATTGTTCTTTAGCTAGTCTAAACCATCTATTTTCTGTGAGACTATTCTTAATTTGTTCGTTATCTTCTACCGTCAAAATAACCTACTTTACCCATTGAGAGAAAAATAGACAGGGTTTTTGGATTCCCTATCTATTTTTTTCTCTTTGGGGTAACATAAATATGGCTGAAAATTTTTAGAAAAATACACTATCAATCAAAAAAATTTAGATTCAATCTCGGAAGATTTTTTTTATGATTTGGCCGAAGACACCTAAAAGAATCCATATTGCTGTTACTTGCCACCATGTAAGAATAGGTACTCCAAAAGGAACAATACCAATATTCCATAAATAAGCCAATGGCCAAGTAATAACAAAGGTAACACCAACTATTACTGCTAGAAAAAATCCCACTATAATAATGGCAGCAACAGCGCCAATAACAAAGTGTCGTTTATTAAAGGATTCTTTAATCTTATCGGTTATCTCTTCAGCCGGAGGATTATTAAAAGCTACCATTATGTTTCTTCACCTTCCGATATTTTCTCAAGAACCATTTCTTCTTCTCGCTTATCTGGATCTTGTTCTATGACTAACACTTCTCTAACTTTTTGTTGACAGTACTTATGAGCTTCCTTATTTGCAGGATCACGAACCCAATCTACAAACTTACGATTCTGAAACTCATATAGTTCACCAGTATCTTTATTGGTAATAGATGATTTTTGTGCAGAAATCTTTGTTGCTACGTCAAATTGTAACAACACATCAAGCCAGCTCTCTTCATCAATCAACCCCCGATTGAAGTACATCTTCAATTTGGCTTCGCGCTTAGGTGGGCCCATCCTATTTTTTTGGACCATAGGCTTGATGCCTACTCCCAAAGTATCCTTACCCGCCTTTACAAAACCATCTCTATAAAGTCGCAATCTTACCGATGCAAAAAATGGAATGGCTTTGCCGCCAGGAGCAACCAAGTCGTCCCCAAAAACTACACCAATCTTCTGTCTCATCTGATTCAAGAACACTAAGGCTACTCGCTCTTTTCCAATAAACCTAATAGTTTTACGTAGGCCTTGACCTATCATTCTTGCGTGCATACCAACAGTAGATTCGCCATAATCCTTCTGCATTTCTGCGTCAGTTGAACTACCTGCTACACTATCCCAAACAACACAACACAACTTATCTTTTCTGTTTTCTTTTATCTTCCTTATCACATTTTCAATAGCAGAAAATACTTTTTCTACAGAGTCTACTTGTATATAGATTAGCTGCCCTTCGGGGTACAGTTTCATGCCTAATAGCTGCAAGAAATCCTCGTTCACTGCATTCTCTGTATCAATCAATACTGGAATACCGCCGCGGTCTTGACAATCTTTTAGAATCATATAAGACAATAGTGATTTTCCAGTAGCCTCTTCACCTACTATTTCAGTAAGTTTTCCAACTGGAACGCCACCACCATCGGCGTTATTAGAAATAATAGTATCTAGTACTGTAGAGCCGGTAGAGATCCATTCCTTAACATCACTAGAGGTATCATTCTTACCTAGAATGAAAGCTACATCTCCTAGTTGTTTATTTAGGCTATCTACCAATATGTCAGTGAGAATAGAATCCCCCTCGCTAGAGGGGGATTCATCTGTTGCTATTTTCTTTCTTGCCATTTAGCTAAGTAACTTATCAAAGGCATCATCAATCTTGGTATTAGTAGTGTCCTCTTCTGCTGATACCTTTTCTTTATCGGAGTTTTCTCCAAAATTAAGTAAAGTACCAGAAGAAGAATCAGAATCATTAGCGTTAGGGTTAAGATGCTTCTCCAACGCCGTCTTCATCTCGTCTACTGGACTATAATCAAAAAGCTGATTGAGAGGCTGAATGGTATCAATTACTTCTTTTACCTTGTTCTTGGGAGCCAAAGGAGTTCCCTTCAATGCAGTGGTAATAGAAGTTGGCATCAACCAGTTGTTAAATCCAGGAGCCACTGTAACCATCAAGTCCAAACCCTCAGAGGTGTCTGTGATATCGACATTCTGACGAAGACCACTACGTACATGATTAAGAATTTCCTTATAGGTAGTTCGTGGTGAAATACTCCACCAGCGCAAACCCTTGTCTTCTTCACCGCGGACCATAACAGGCAGGTATACGCGAAGAGTAGGAGCCATTGTCTTAAACATCTCCTTATAAGTCTCATCCTTCGTCTTCGTGAACTCATTCCAACAAGTGGTTGCGAAATCACAAATAGGATCGGGCTCATTTTTCATCTTATTTGGACACAAGAATGTGCGGCCGCCGATGCGAAAATGAAACCAAAGCTCTTGGAACGGCATATCCAAGTCTTCCTTATATGGAGCAATCCTAATCTGATGTTCTCCTTCATCAAGTTTAACAATGTGATCTTGATTCTGAGTGCTGCCACCCTTGTTATCTAAACGATCAAGTGCTGAATTGATCTTATCTAACGATATTGCCATTGGTACTATCTCCTTATGAGATTTGAGTGTGTTACATTATAATACATTTATCGCCTAACATAAACCTAATAGTTCATCTTTTTCTAAATCATTTTCACTCCTATTTTTCGTGTATCTCAACTTCTTACTATATAATATAAGCAATATTAATGGTAATGTCAAGAGAAAAATTAAGGTTTTTTTCATATTTTTCATCTTTCTTACTTTAAATTTTCTTATACTATAATATACACAATTGTGGGGGGTTTGTCAAGGCTTATTTTGATTTATTTTTAGAAATATAGATCAGACCAAATTTGCATTGTATGAGGATAAATGCTACTCATTTGCTTTTTTAGCACTTTTGCGTACTCTCGTATCTCCCACTGAGCGTGTGGTTCATCACGAAGCTCAATAAAGTTAACTATGGCTTGAAACGATGCAGTCCAAAAAACTTCCGTATACTGCGATAGAGGTAGCATAATACGGGCTTGTTCCTTTGCTACTCCTAACTCTAAGAGTTTTTCGTAGTAGTGTTTTCCGACCT